GTCGGAACAAATACTACCATAAATCATGATCCCAAGCCACAATCTCTACACTGAGTACCAACCTCCTGGGGGCATCACACAGATCCCAGAACCCAAGGTGACTGCCAAACTCACTCATCGAATGGTGGCAGACAGACAAGCAGTGGAGATAAGCTTCGATCAGAGATCCCGAGCTTCCACTTTTTTTGGCAATAAAGTCAATGAGCCAATTCTCTTAGATCGCAATGCTGTGATGAGATTGCCACATGATTTAGTGCTCGCCACTATATCCGAGGATCCCCCTGTTGCTGACATTATGGGATTGACGCCAGATGTGATCTTCATCGAAGAGGACGGGTCCACTTCTATCATTGAAGTAGTGACGACTAAACAAACATCAGTCACACATCTTCGTCAAAAAATCTTAAACAAAGCTTTGAAGTATGCGGAGCTGATCACCGCTGGGGTTGTGAAGAAGATGAATGTCTTAGGGGTGAGCCCGGTGGATGTGCACACACTCACTGGGCCAATGGATCATGGGGCACAGAGATTCACAATTCTGCAGACATATCGCAGAGCTCTAGCAATTAAGTCTGATTTCGAAGTGTTATATGGTCATATCTCTGAAGAACCAGAGCTCTTAAAGGAAGCACGCGAGGAGCTGACTCAGGATTACTGGAAGAGATTTAACAAAGACTTCGATTTGAGCCCCATTGGCCAGGTGGATGATAATCTGAGAGTGGGGACTAAGACATATGTCAAAGACGCAGAATCCTGGGATAGTTTCTTCTTAAAGAGATCTACAGGATCTATGGAGATATCGACAGCTATCCATCTCCCTTGGTGCATTGCTGAGATCGGGGAGATGGCAGAGATGCCTTATGGATCAGCCAATGCGTATGAGAAAATCATATCTGCGGCTATACCATGCTTAAATGGTCAATCTGAGGCAGACTATGACACACTAGAGATGATGAGCAATCTAAATAATGGATCAGCTGGCCGATTATCTGAAGAGAGATTCTTATCTGATGAGTTCACTGTGTTTCTGGATGAATCAGATCGATTGCAGTTGGCAGAGAGGGGAGTCATGAAAAAGGAGATGGAGGCGAAGAATTATCCAGAGATCAATGCCCTCGTGAGAGAGTCTAAAGTGGATGTCTCAATTAATGTTGACACAGAGGATCTACACTCATTCACTCAAGAGCCCATCTCTATGATGAGTGAAGAATGCTGGCCTATTGAGGAGGTGAGCTCACACTTTGCTAGTGATGGCGCAGGGAATTTTGAGGAACTGATTGGCACTTGTTTAAGACTGAAGGACCTCCACAAGATTCACATGCTAGATATGATAGTTAGAGAAGTCGCTTATAATATGGCCCGCAATCCCAAGGATCGATCAGGAAAGCATTTCATATGCAGAAGAATCCCTGGTCGCCAAGCTTTTGTCATATTGAGGACGACTAGGATGTCTGGGGATGAGGGGGCACCATGCTTCTGCATGCTAGTGTACAAGCCGATGTTCGGGGAGCATCAATCTGGGTCTGTTTTTGAAAGAGATCAGGAGTTTGACAGAGGGTGGTTTTACACGAAATTCTTCTCTCTTAGCATGAGAAAAGTGGAGCACCTTCAAGGAATCCTAGCACAGGCGTTGTCCCTATTAGGGTTGTGTGTGGAGCAGTTGGCTGACGGGCTAACACCTGAGGAGGAGGGATTGCGAATTGCAGCTGTGTACCCATCATTTAAATCTTTATTACTAATCCTCTTAGAGGATAGAGACAATACTAGTCAGAACTTGCAAGTCTTACGATATTATTATATGGAGCTGTTTTCAGGGATGACCGGTTGTCGAGATAGATCTCTGAAAGTCTTGACTAAATTTACTGATCATGTGCGCAGCAGATTGATGGCATACTTGTATCAGAAAATCAGTGAGATTCATCGACGATTGCCAGAAGACATTGAAAAACGAGTGTTTCAAGCGCGGATGCCGATGGAGCAAAATGAGGAAGAAGCTTCTAGTGAAGGATCAAGCAGCAAAGAGTCTCATGCTGATGCAGAAGTTCCTATTCTCACTTCACCTGTGATGACTCCCTTTGGGTTTGAGATTAGCTCAGCAGACCACATGCTGATGGCTTCTTATGTGTGCATGCTACATAATAAGAACGAGAGCAATTATGGCCATGGCTCAGTCCAAATCATGGAAAAAATGTGCAAGCGTCATTTACAGAGATCAAAGCTGATTAGAGAATCTGGTCTGACTCCCAAGGCCTATCATACAGTGACGGGGAAGAATGTCGATCCTGACAAGATGAAAGAATTCCAGCATTCTCCAGCAGCAGTTGCACTAGGAGCTAGGCTTCTGAAAGAGAGGATATCTAAGCAGCAAGGCTGGTCTGTGAAAGATTGGGACAAACTAATCATGGACAAGTTGATCTCATATTGCCTAAAGAGTGGTTTGGAGGATTTAGGGACCACCAAAAGCAGCACACTTCCTTTTGATAGCGAGTTCACAATCAGAGCTGAAAGTGATGATTTAGACAAGATTGGAGGCAGAGAGAAGTGCATCTCAGCCTTATTGGGACGCATCAACGAGTTTAGTAGCCACTTAACTGTGCTCAACTCTCGTGTCGCGATGGAGCAAATAGAGAGAGAGGAAGAATGTCGGTTGCAAGTCAGTTTATTTAAGAAGAATCAGATTGGAGGCACTAGGGAGATATATGTCTTAACCATTAGAGGCAGACTGCTCATCAAGGTGTTTTCCGATTTATTTAGGGCCATCTGTGAGCTGCACCCATCAGAGAAACTAACAGATGACTCTAGTAAGGATAAATTTGTCGGGGATCACTTCTCACAACTAAGACAGCTCAACTCAGAAGGTCATAGTACAGCTAAGATCTCAGGTGATATGACAAATTGGGCTCAATTGTTCAGCTTACATGAGTTCATGAGCATGTGTAAGTGTCTGCTCCCGCGATCCTTGTGGCCTTTTTGTGCGACCATACTGCAATTACATCATGATAAGAGGCTACAATTACCCACTCAATTATTAGAGATGTTCACCCGATCACCAAATACTGTGTTATCATCAGAGAATGTCCAGAAGCTAAAAACTATGTTCTTGAGTCAGAAGGGTGGCCAGCTGATCAAGAGCCATGGAACTTGCTTAATAGCTGAGACTGACATGATGCAGGGCATCTTACATTATCCGTCAAGCGCGTATCATCTGTGTCATTTGGAGTATCTTAGTTATATGATTAAAGTATGGGGGAAGCAGCGAGATGTCGGAGTCCTTTCGTCTTTTGAGGTATCATCCGATGATGAGGGGTTATTGTATTCGTTTCATGGTGATCGAGACATGGTCCTAAGAGCAAGTTCAGCATTTGTTGGAGACTACCCGAGGATCAAATGTAGTGTCGATAATTTGTTTGGAGTTCGCACCAGTTATGAGAAGACTACCTTTACTTTTGCAGAGGTGTTTGAGTTCAATTCTAAATTTTACCTAGGGAACACTGTGGCTAGCCCGTTAATCAAATTTATGTGCCGGATTTCTGATGACAACCCACAGGAGTCATTGGGCCGTCGGGTGTCATCGCTTTACGCATCATTACGCCAGCTCAGAGAAAATGGCGCATCAGGCTTTCTGTGCTCCTGGGCATCATGTTGCCAGCTGATATCATACTACATGAATCTGGGTGTGGGGACAATGGGTTGGATGGCACCGGGCCTTATTGCTGAGCTACATAAGCTGAAGGTCACTCCGATAGGCTATTACGAAGCCATGTCACCGATGATCGCTGGACTCGCGGATGGCACATATATTAATTGGAGGGCATGTCGGAGCAACCCTGAAGCTTTAAAGGTGACATACTATATGGCATCATATGGCATCCCCGAGGATTTGGATGATTTAGAGGTTGCGATGTTCTCAGTGTATCCTACGAGGAAATATAACAACATGAAGCGGAGATTAGGGTTGGCTCATATGAACAAAGCGGACTGTGTAACTATTGAGAATTTTGAAAGCTACTTGCATCGACCACAAACATTGCAAGAGTCTAAGCAGCACTTGCAGCGATCAGCATTGAACCCAACAGTGGCTGCATCAATGACCTGGATGTCTAGGGGTGAGACGATTCGACTTGCCCCTTATTTGATGTGGAGCTCTATGTTCAAGATGCAAGGGAGGGATGGCAAGGTTAGCATACGGCAATTGGTCACTGATGTCATCAAACGATCACTACCACCAAGAGTCAGTGTTGAGACTCTATTCCCCATGTGGAGAGATTTCTTATCAGTGTTGAATCTTAGCAAAGCAGAGTTGGTAGCGGTTGAATTAGGAACCAGAAGGCGATTGAGGTATCAGTGGGTGGCTCCCTTTTATTCTGTCTCTGAGCATCTCTCAGCTATAAAGGAAGTCCTGAGAGAAAAATGGTTCGGTGTTAGATCTCGGCGTTACACAGTCTCTCATGTCGAGTTAATGTGGGTCAGGATTAAAGAGGATGTGCCATTCATCTCAGATGCTGGACCAGGGGATAGTCTTGATAAATCTCCCTTTAAGTCTTTGGATCAGTTATTAGGCTTCATTGAATCAATTAGTTCTAGGACCAAAGTAGTCAAGCTTCTAGCTAGAGGCACAATGGATAAAGATGGGCAGAGTGTCGAGAAATTAATGAGGTATAATTTATCTGGCAGGAGACACTATTATCTAAAAGCAGATGTTGAAGGTCCTCTAACACCGGCAGAGGCGGTCATGTACTCCATTTTAGACACACGAACAGGGGTTGCTATATCGACTGATTTATTGAGCGCCATCGAGAGGATTGAGGATAGGCTCAAATGCTGGTATGAGGTTCTGCATAAGTGTGAGCCTGAGGGTGCCCAGGTCCTGTTGAATGGCATGCGGACTGACATGGGGTTGCTATTAGATCAAATACCAGAGAGATTGATGACAATCAGCACTGGAGTGACACGATTAGATGAGTTGAAGAGTGAGTTGGAGTTGATGTGTGGTAGAAAGAGTGTCTTAGAGGTCATCCACTCCCTATCTGCCTTCACAATTTATTCTGATCCTCAGGAGCTTAGGAGTCATAAGTATTTTGGGGATTTTAATGCTATCATTAAAAGAGGAGAAGTGGTGGCTCAAGTGTTGCGATCAGAGGGCTCTAACACTGCTTGGTCAGACAGCCCAGAATATGCAGTGAGAGGGTCAATCAGATTTATTGATTTTAAGGAAGTCAATGCTGCAAAGGTGGTTGTGCCTGATGGGGAATGCATTGGGGTCTCAATTATTAAAGGCACTAGGATGATGGTCATTCGCTGTGTTGATGGGATGACGAGGTATGTCACCGTGCCAGATGCTAAGCCTCACATAGTGCACACACAACCTCAGCGTCGAGAGTGGGGCACTTTCATTGAGAAGTGGTTGTGCCGGTTGAAGACCACAGATGATGAGCTTTTTGACACCTTACCTAACTTAAACACATCTACTCCAGAGGGCTATTTCCTAAGGGCTTGTCTCGCATACACGAAATCTGTGAGTAAGCACACAGTGTTAGTGAGGATTCAAGAGAGATTGGAGACTGGGGCTCAGCCAGAAGATCTGACTAAAGCAAAAGAAGCAGCTATCCACTTGATGACCCTATTTGATCATACTGAATCTCTGACACCAGAGGACTATGACATGAGATCTTTCTTCCAGGAGACAGACCTCGGGGAGATCGATGTGCAATTGGGCCTAGAGGCTTTTAGTTTAGAATCTGTTTATTCCACTCTAGACTTGAATCCTAGTCTTAAAAATCTGACTCAGATATTGGTGAATATGAGCAGGATGAGGCGGATGCTAAATGAGAAAGGCTTGGCTGTGATGAGGGTCTATGATTCGATCAAGGCATAATTACTTCATGAATTAAGAAAGATGGTTAGAATGTTC